GCTTACTCAGATATCCGTCTGAAGAAAGACATTGAGGTTATCCCACATGCTCTGGACAAAGTTCTCAGCCTACGGGGTGTTACTTATACAGATAAAGAGACAGAAGACCGTCGTACTGGTGTACTCGCCCAGGACGTACAAGCCGTACTACCTGAGGCTGTTATGGAAGGCGAAGAGTATCTCTCTGTCGCTTATGGCAACCTCGTCGGTCTGCTAATTGAGTCCATTAAGGAACTCGAAGCTCGCGTTAGTGAACTGGAGCTTCTGTAATGGCTATTCAATCTTCTGGATCAATCTCTAATAACGATTTAGCAGGGGAGTTTGGAGGTTCTCAACCTCACTCCCTGTCGGAATATTACCGAAATGGGGGTCTAGTCCCTGGTAATAACACCAACGTCCCTACATCTGGAACCATCCAACTCGATGATTTTTATGGTGCTGTTAACGAGATTGTTCATACACAGTCTTCCAGCACTACAAACATGCAGTTGTCCTCCACGTTCGGATCGAACTGGGGGTCCTCTGTACCTAAACGCCTAATTATCAACTCCGGTGTCACTATTGGTGGAACTGGTAGTTATGCCCTACGGATCAATGGATCTATGGGAGGCACCCTAATCATCCAAAACTATGGATCGATACAAGGTAAAGGTGGAGCCGCTAATGGCGGTAATGGCAGCAACGCTATTCAAGCCGACCAGACCTCTGGCGTCACTATCATCAACCAATCTGGCGGACAGATTTATGCCGGTGGAGGCGGTGGTGGCCAAGGTGGTCAAGGTGGCGTCGGTGGCCAAGGCGGCTCGGGTGGCGCAGGCGGCTCGGGCGGTACTGGTGGTGGCGGTCAATACACCGCTGTGCAATGGAAAGGACTCTACGGAAACAACGTTGGTTGCAGTAGTGGCTTTCCAAACTGCGCTAATACTTCCTGCTCCAGTAAATGGGGTAGTGGCTGGTACTGCCATTACCACCCTCCCTACTCCTGGGGTGGATTGGCTTGCGGTAACCCACAAGGTCCGGGCAACTACCCATTTGGCTGCGCTGACTGCTACTTCGGCACTTGCTTTTGCTACTACTGCAGAAAGGATGTCACTACCAACACCAACGGTGGATCCGGTGGATCTGGCGGTGGCGGTGGTAGCGGCGGCGCTGGCGGCGGCCGTGGTGGCGGTGGTAATGGAGGCCGTGGACGCGGCTACAACCAAACACGTCACAACGGTTCCGGTGGTGGCGGCGGTGGTACTGGTAACGGCGGATCTGGTGGTTCCAATGGCTCTGGTGGCTCTTCTGGCGGTACTAACGCTGGCTCTGGTGGTACTGGTGGCCAAGGTGGAACTGGTGGCCAAGGCGGTACTGGTGGAACAGGCGGCGGCGGCGGTAACGGCGGTGACTGGGGTCAGAACGGAAACAGCGGTTCTAACGGCGCGACTGGCTTGACTGGTAACCAAGGTTCGACTGGTAATACAGGCGGAAGCGGTGCTAATGGAAACCGCACAAACGGCTCTGGCGGCTCTGGCGGCAACTCCGGTAGTGGCGGCTCGAGCGGTGGCTCTGGCCTAGGAGGATCCTCTGGAGGATCGCGTGGCACATATATCACTAACCGTGGATCACTTTCTTTCACTAACAACGGCTCTGTAGCCGGTGCATAACTATGAAATTTACTGTTCGAGAAATATCCGATAAGGATATTACTGTTGACTTTCCAGATGGAACCTGGGCTGTCGTTCCTGCTGTCAAAGGAGTCCTTTCAAAGTCTGAACTCTGCGAATGGGTTCTTGAATTTAACCCTCCGCAAGTTAGCTGGGAGCAAATGCCATTTCATGCTGGTGATGAAATTGTGTTTGATGGGCCTACTAATAAGCCTGCTGACGAACCATACGTAGAACCCAAAATGGGTTACAAGGAAATGCGTAAAAGTCTTTACCCTGATCTTAATAAGCAAATGGACGCTGCTTACTGGGCTAGGCAAGGGGATACAAAACAGCAAGAAGAAATTGACGCTGCCATCTTGGAAATTAAAACCACTATTCCCAAAGGCCTCAAACCTATGACTCGTGCTGAACTTTCTGAATTTTTACTGAAATGACGTATTTAGGCGAGTGGAAACGTAAAGTAAAGCTTTGTCGAAAGTGCCCACATTTGCGTACAGAGGTTATGCAATGCAAGCTATGCGGTTGTTTTGTTGATGCAAAAGCTTTCACCAGTCAACCATGTCCAGACGATCGCTGGTAAATGCACAAATGGTTCTATAACGAGTGGCGTATCGATCCCTTAGATCGTGTGTTTGTTGGCAACATAATAGAGCTGGCTAAACAAGCGCCACTTGTTACCATTGAATTTAGCGATATATGTCGCATAGATATGTATGAACCCTCAACACATAAACGCGAATGTTGTTTGTGTTGCAATGGCGAAGGTATGTATTACGCTGACATATCAAAACCCGGCATAGTTCTTCAAGCTGATAATCCAGCAGGACTTCCTTATCGACTCCTCGATGGTCGACATAGGGTGTGGGCGATGGAAGCAAAAGGAATGACTGAAGGTCGATTCAAAGTTCTGGAGCTTGCCCAAATAAAACCATATCTCCGATTATTTACCTAACCCCCCGTACTAACAGTGCCCGAATATGCCCTAGGCCTTATGTTCTCAGGCTTGTTCGCGATCTGCGGTCTTATTAATCGAAAGATTGATTTGGTTGAGCGACGTCAAGACCAATTGGAACTTAAGGTGGCTGAAAATTATGTGTCCTATTCCGAATTTAATCGACGCTGGGACGAGATGCTGAGAGTCTTCATCAGAATTGAAGACAAAATTGACGCTCATCTCTCTGATGATTCTCAGAGAAAACGAGTCATTAAAGAAAAATACAACCTCTAACTTATTATGACATTAGTATTTGAAGTAGTAAAACCTATTGTTTTACGTTGGCTTGTCAGTGAACGAGCTCGTACCGTTCTAGTTGAAGTTCTTGAGAAGCTTGCAGCTAAGACTGATAACGAAGTTGATGATGCTCTGGTAGCTGGCCTCCGCCGTGCCCTCCACGTAGAGGATTGATCATGGCTAAGCGTGCAGGTGAAGAGCTATTTGATGAGCTCCATTCTCTACTAACTACTGAGCTAGTTGCTCGTATTAAGTCTGGGGAAGCCAGCACGGCTGATCTTCGTGCCGCTATTGATTGGCTATCGAAGAATGACATCACGGGAGTTCCTATCTCAGGTTCTCCTTTGGCGTCCCTCGCCGGGTTGATCCCAGAACTAACTTTTGACGATGTTCAGAGGTCTTTCTAATGGCCCCTAAACGTGCAACCAACCCTGGCAAAACTGCAAGGTATTACGCGAAGAGCCCTGCAGCCAGGGCCAAGAAAAACGCAGCGCAGCGTAAGCGCAATAAAACCTCCGCCAATAAAAAGTATCGGGCAGAGCTGAATGCAGCTCGCCGTAAGGACGATAACTACGGCAAAGGTGGAGCTGACTACAGCCATACAAGGTCCGGAAGACTTGTGCGCGAGAGCGCCAAAAAGAACCGGGCACGCAACGGATCGGGCGGTAAATCGACCAAAAAGTAAACCCTAATTAAATGAGCCACCGATGGATACGCCCCGAAGCCTCATGCACGAACTCCTCACCTTTCGCGCTTCTGACGCGAAAAGAATGTGGAGGGAAAACATCTTTAATCGGGACGGAAATGCCTGCACCTATTGCGGCTCTACAGATAACCTAACTATCGACCATATACACCCCAGGTCTAGGGGTGGTGATAGATGGTCCGCTTCCAACTGCACGACGGCATGTCGTTCCTGTAATCAACTTAAGGGATCCATGCGGGTGGAAGATTTCATCGTTTTAAAAACTGCTTAATTATTATGTCTGCTACTACTCATACCGTTGTGGTGCGACCCTCTTCTGTCTTCTCTACTGAGAAGAAGAAAGGTGGAGCCGCTCTTCTAACCTCTGCTGCTGTGACCGCCCTTGCAGGCGTCAGCACCGCTACAACCGTCTCTGCAGTTCTCGACATCCTTTCTGAGGTTGTTGAAGCTGACTGTGTTGTAACTACCAACTCTATTGGTCGTGCAACTTCTGTTGACAACACCTGATAAATGGCCTCCAAGAAAAAGGGGGCTATGAAAGGGTGCGGAGTCAAAAATGGATGTAAGTCCAAAAAAGGCGGCCTGACTGCAAAAGGCCGTGCCCGTATAAATGCTAAGACCGGTTCAAAACTTAAGGCCCCTGTAACCGGTAAACCTAAAGCTGGCTCTAAAGATGCTGCCCGTAAGAAATCATTCTGTGCTCGCTCCCGTGGATGGACGGGTGAGCGCGGAAAGGCAGCACGTAAACGCTGGAAATGTTAATCCCTAACACCTATTGAATAATGTCCAAGACCAACGAAGTAGCACGAGTTAAAGCTGCTACTAACCCTTTCAAAGGTGATAAAACTCTAGCTGCTATGAAGCGGCGCTGGAGCAAAATGACCCCTGCTCAACGTAAGGCAAACGTTGAAACATTCCGAACAGCTGCTAAAGGAAAGCCTAAAGGTAGTGCTCCTAAACCAGCAGCAACTAAGCCCGCTAAAAAG